GCAGAAGCAGATTGATGAGCTTCGCTCACAGCTTCAGCAGAGTACAGAGAAACAAATTAGTCTTCCTAAGAGTGAGGAAGAACTAGCTGAGTGGGCAAAGACCTATCCTGATGTTGCAAAGATTGTTGAAACAATTGCAATTAAGAAGGCTAAGGAACAAACTCAAGCGTTGGATGAAAGATTCAAACAGCTAGATGAGAGAGAACAGAAGACATCTAAGGATAAGGCAGAGGCTGAGTTGATGCGTTTGCATCCAGACTTTAATGTTATCCGTGATGATGATGACTTCCACAACTGGGTTGAAGAACAGCCTAAATGGATTCAAGATGCTTTGTATGATAATGAGAGTGATGCTAAGGCGGCTGCCCGTGCCATCGATCTTTACAAAGCTGATAAAGGTATTAAGGCTAAGAAACCTGCCGCAGATAAGGGTGCTGCTGAAAGCGTAAACACCCGTGGTAGTCGTTCTGCACCTACAGGCGAGAGCACAGATGGTGTCTTTTATGAGTCACAGGTAAGCAAAATGTCTACCTTTGAGTATGAAAAGAACCAAGAAGCTATTGCTAAAGCATTACAATCAGGTAAGTTTGTATACGATATTAGCGGAAGTGCTCGTTAAGTATTGACAAACCTGAAACAACTGGTATAACTTTAAGCAGGACTAGGTATCTAGTCTTGCTCCTATGGGCCGTAACAATGCTAGCTACCCTACCCCATAGAGTTATCTGTCACGCAAACAATAAACTGTCAGAACAACCTGAAGTTTGTTGGCCTGTATAAACAAGTGGAGGCATCCCTGTTCTATACACACCCATCAAATACAGCCTCTGTGGTGATGTTCAGCGTATTTAATTATATGCCTAACACATATCTAGGAGGATATTAAAATGGCCTTTCCAAAAGCAGTTGGCTACGGGAATCTACCTAATGGTAATTTCTCGCCAGTCATCTATTCAAAGCAAGTACAACTTGCATTCCGTAAAGCGTCTACTGTTGAAGACATCACCAATAATGATTACTTTGGTGAAATCGCAAACATGGGCGACAGTGTCAAAATCATTAAAGAACCTGAAGTGTCTGTTCAAAGCTACGCCCGTGGCACACAGATCACTGCTCAAGATCTGAATGATGACGACTTCACATTGGTTGTTGACCAAGCTAACTACTACGCTTTCAAGATTGATGACATCGAAGCAGCTCACTCACATGTGAACTTCATGCAGATGGCTTCTGATCGTGCAGCGTATCGTTTGCGTGATCAGTATGACCAAGATGTTTTGGGTTACTTGTCTGGTTTTAGACAGTCTGCCAAGCATGTCAATCCTGACACAGCTCGTACAGCAGCCGCTGGTACTAATGCAGTTACTGCTGCTGGTGCTGATGAGTTGTTGGCTACTATGAAGCTGAAAAAAGGTAGCTTCGGTAACATCACTACAGCTTCTGCTGGTGAGCATTCAATTCCTTTGACTCCTCGCCTTCCCGGTGCTACAGCTCTCCCAACAGCAACAGCTTCTCCTTTGATGGTGATTGCTCGTATGGGTCGTCTGTTGGACACGCAGTTTGTAGATTCTGCTGGTCGTTGGTTGGTTGTCGATCCCATCTTTGTTGAGATGTTGAAAGACGAAGACAGCCGTATGTTGAATGGTGACTTTGGTGGTTCTGGTTTGCAGAACGGCTTGGTCATTAACAACTTGCATGGCTTCCGTGTTTATGTTTCTAACAACCTACCTAAAGTTGGTGGTGGTGCTGGTACTGCAGGTACTGCAAACCAAAACACTGACTTTGGTGTGATTGTTGCTGGTCATGACTCTGCTGTTGCAACTGCTCAGCAAATCACTAAGACCGAGACATATCGTGATCCAGACAGCTTCGCTGACATCGTGCGTGGTATGCATCTTTATGGTCGCAAAATCTTGCGTCCTGAAGGCATCGTCACTGCTAAATACAACGCTGCTTAAGGAGAAACTAAATGGCAACTATTACTACTCTCTCAAACGCTGTTGGTGCAGGTACACAACCTAGCCGTAGTCTTCGCAACATGCCTTATGTTGTTGAAAACACTATTAGCTGGTCTGCTGCTGTAACAGCTAAAGGTTCTGCCTTGGCTGCTGCTGATGTGATTGAAGCTCTTCAGATTCCCGCACAATCTATTGTGTTGGCTGCTGGCTTTGAAGTACTCACTGCAGCTACTGGTAGCTGTACAGTTAGCTTGGGTGTTACTGGTGTTACTGCTGCTGCTTATGTCTCTGCTTTTGCAGTGACTAGCTCAGCTACTGCCGGAACCTACGCAACTCCAGCGGCTGCTGGCTATCCAATCGTGGTTGGAGCTGCTGACACATTGGACTTGCTGTTGGTTACTGAAACCACTACACTGAGTGCTGGTTCAATCCGTGTCTTTGCTGTCATCGTTGACGCACAAGATCGTGTTGGTCCTGCCTCTGTGGATCGTGAGCAACTGGCTTAATAGCTAGTTAATACTGGGAGGGGCTTAATCGCCTCTCCCTTTTATTGTTTAAAAATTATGTCTACATACATTTCTTTAACGAATGAATTGCTACGAAGAATGGGTGAGGTCATTATGGACTCCACCGAATTCGACAATGCTAGAAACATCCAAGCTCTAGCAAAGAATGCTATCAATTCATCCATTAGAGAATTGATGCACTCCGCACAAGAATGGCCTTTTGCTTTAGCTACCCAGACCCAGACACTAACTGTTGGTACAGGTACATATAGTTTTCCTTCTAATACATCCACTGTAGACTGGGATTCTTTCTATTTAAAGAAACTCACTGCAGCTAACAATCAGCCTTCTCGTCTTGCTGTTCTTACTTACACTGACTACCTGAACAACCATCGTCCTCAAGAAGACACTAATGGTACTGGTGGTTATGGCCCTGCAATTGCTGTTTATCAAACACAAGAGTCTAAGTTTGGTGTCACTCCGAAACCAGATCAGGCTTATGAGATTGAATATAAGTATTGGTCTTTTCCTGCTGACTTAGCTGAATCTACTGATGTAGCTATTATTCCAGACAGATTTACCAATGTATTAATTGATGGTGCTATGTTCTACATGCTGATGTTCAGGTCTAATGAACAAGGTGCGGCAGTATACAAAGAGAAGTTTGATACTGGTATTAGAGCGATGCGAAGACTGTTGCTAGATGAACCTCTGTATATGAGTTCTACAGCATCTATTAGCCCCTCATTCCACCCTAGAGTGTTTTAATGGCAGATAGAATTAATGGCTTTAAAGTAACTTCTATTGGTGGCATGAACACCAACAGGGACGTATTGTCTCAAGGTGAAGAAAGCCCCGGTTCTGCTACACAGCTTATTAATTATGAACCTTCTATCAATGGTGGTTACAGACGCATCAGTGGGTTTGCTAATAACTATGGAACAGTTACAGGTACTGGTTCTGTCTTAGGCGTATTAGTAGCAGAAGATTTAAACAATAGTATTTTTGCTTGTCGTAAACCCTCTGCTGGTACAAACTACTTTTATCGGTGGGTAGCATCCTCATCCACTTGGACTGCTATTACTACTCCCGGTACAGTGACGATGGTAGGGGTTAAGAAGGTTAGGTTTACTAAGTATAATTGGAGTGCTCCTAAGTTTGTTTTAACTGATGGTATTAATCCAGCAGCCGTGTATGATGGAACAACATATACACAGATTACGCATTCCAATGCACCAAATAGTCCTAAGTATTCAGCAGCATTTAAGAATCATATATTCTTAGCTGGTGATCCTACAGATCCTTACAACTTATATGTTTCTTCTCCGTTAGCTGAGACAGACTTTAATCCAGCTAATGGTGCTGCTGTTATTAATGTAGGCTTTGAAATTGTTCAGATTAAACAATTTAGAGATACGTTATACATCTTCGGTAAGAATGCTATTAAGAGTTTGGTAGGTACAAATATAGCTGACTTTGTTGTTGGCGAGGTGACAACAAACTTAGGTTGTGTTGTGCCAGATAGTGTGATAGAACTGGGTGGTAATCTATTGTTCTTAGGGCCAGATGGTTTTAGACCTGTGTCAGGAACAAATAAGATTGGTGACGTTGAGCTTGAAACAATCTCTAAGCAGATTCAGTTTACCATTACATCAATCTTACAAGAACTTAATGCTGGCTCTATTGATCCAGAATCTTTGAGTTCAGTGGTGTTGCGTAAGAAGTCTCAATTTAGAATGTTTATCCCTAGTGAAGGAACATTTGGATTGTTAGGTGGTTTGCGTGAAAGAGAAGGTGGTATTTCTTTCGAGTATAGTCAATTGTTTGGCTTTCCAGCTACCTGCGCTTCTAGTGGTTATATTGGTATTGATGAAGTAATTATTCATGGTGATGCTACTGGTAAAGTACACAGACAAGAAACAGGAACTTCTTTTGCCTCTACTGAAATATTGAGTGTCTATCAAACTCCTTTTTATTATTTTCAAGATCCTACCATTAGAAAGAACTTCTATAACATTTCTACTTTCTTGAGAAGTGAAGGATCTTCCAGTATTGTTATGGGTGTTTCCTATGACTTTGATGATTCAGTTGGTGTGTTCAATCCTGCTAACTATAACCTTCCTATTGTTGGAACTGCTGCTTATTACAATGAAGCCATCTATGATGCCACAGCCATTTATGATGGTAACCCATCACCAGTAAAGAAGACAAACATTGAAGGCTCTGGATTCTCCATTGCTTTCAAATATGTGACTAATGATACTAATGCTAGTCATACGATTCAAGGGCTTGTCTTGAATTATTCAATCAATGACAGACGCTAAGGAGAACTACCTTGACAGGTTATGTAAGACAATCTGCTGCTGACATCGTCCCAACGGGCGTAGTTCGTGCTGCACCAATTAATAATGAGCTTAACGCTCTTCGTGATGCCTTTGCTACTGCTGCTGGTCATAGACATGATGGCACTGCCGCTGAAGGTCATCCTGTTCCTGTCATTGGTGATAGCGACTTATTGAATAAGATTGCTACTGATACAGCTAACAATCGTCATGGTGTGTTTGTTGAAGTTAGTGCTGCTGCTGTTGAGCAGGTGCGCTTTCAAGATGGTGCTATTGTTCCAGTAACAGATAATGACATTGATTTAGGTACAAGTGCTCTTGAGTTTAAAGACTTACACATTGATGGTACAGCTAACATTGACAGCTTAGTTGCTGACACTGCTGACATTAATGGGGGTACAGTTGACAATGCTGTTATTGGTGGTAGCACACCAGCAGCAGCAAACTTCACTACTGTATCTGCTTCTGGTGCTATTACTTCTACAGTGTCTACAGGCACTGCTCCTCTTGTTGTAGCTTCTACAACCAAGGTAACCAATCTTAATGCAGATCAGCTTGATGGTGCTGACTGGGCTGCTCCTGCTGCTATTGGATCTACAACACCTGCTGCTGGTACATTCACTGCACTTACAGCTAATACATCTTTGGTAGCAGCCACTGCTGATATCAATGCAGGTACTATTGATGGTGCTGTGATTGGTGGATCTTCTGCACAAGCAATCACAGGTACTACAGTTACAGCCACTACAGGATTTGTTGGTGGTCTAACTGGTGCTGTCACTGGTAACACTACAGGTACACACACTGGTGCTGTTGTTGGTAATGTCTCTGGTGACTTAACTGGTAATGTCACAGCATCTACAGGTACATCTTCTTTCAATGATGTCACCATCAATGGTGGATTGAACATGAATGCTGGCACTGCTGCCACCATCACCAATCTTACCAGCCCTACTAATTCTGGTGATGCTGCTACTAAGGGATATGTTGATACATCTATCAGCAACTTAGTCGCTTCTGCTCCCGGTACATTAGACACACTTAATGAACTTGCTGCAGCTCTTGGTAATGATGCTTCATTCTCAACTACTGTAACTAATTCTATTGCAGCTAAACTTCCCTTGGCTGGTGGCACTATGAGTGGTGCTATTGCTATGGGTACATCTAAGATTACAGGTGTAGGTGATCCGACAGCAAACCAAGATGTAGCAACTAAAGCTTATGTAGACACTGCTGATGCATTGAAGCTGTCCTTAACAGGTGGCACAATGTCTGGTGCTATTGCGATGGGTACA